GCGTTTGTCCTTTATAGCACCTTAATGTATGAGCTTCTTGCTTTAACGAAATTCCGTAAAGATTAACCTATTGTAATCATTAGACATTTTAGTGCTTGACATATTTGTTATTATACGCTAGAATGGTTGTATGATTGAGACGATAGAGATTCGTAATCCTACTCTTCCAAGTGCTCGCTCTGTTGGCATGCCGGAAACGTATAGGCTTACTGGTGAGATTATTCCCAACCCTAGATGGGCTGGTCCTGATAAGATTGCCATGATGGTTGCTGATAGATACACTCCATTGCGCATCATCCAAAAATCAAACATCATCGGTAAATTCTTTGAACCAAAGATCGTAGCTCCAGTCAATAAGACTTGGAAGGTCTCTGGTTCGAAAAACAATACCTATATAGTAACTGCTGATGCTGGTAGATTTAGTTGTACCTGTGTTGGATATCAGTTTAGACATGAATGCAAACACATCAATAAGTTGAAAGCCGCATGAATAATTATTTGTACCCAACCATATGTTGGATCAAGGAGGACTGGCGCAGTGACAAGTTTCGTTTCTGTATTGAAATACTTGCTTGGGGCATTTCTGTTGGTTGTAGTCTTACAATGGCTCTTACCGTACCCAATCCTCCACTCATTATCATCTATCCTTTTTGGATTATTGGTTGCTGTATGTATGCTTGGGCTTCTTATACTCGGCGTTCTTTCGGTATGCTGGCTAATTATATGCTGCTCGTATCTATTGATTGCGTGGGCTTATCGCGAATTGTATTGAACAATATTACAGGAAACTGAAATGGCAAATCTGAAACCGAAGTACATGACCTTTGAAAAAAACTTTATTGGCACAGAGCCGAGACTTAAAGATTGCAATACACGAGTTGATTTGATCAGTGCACTTAATTGGTACAACTATAACTACAACGTTGGGGATACTGTTAAGTGGTTGTATGAATATCTTGACAATCGTAACACAACTAAAGAATATATGGCACGTGTAAAGAAACTTAATCCCGTTTTCATTGGGATCACTGCTTGCTCTTTCGCACGCATGAGCAATCTTGGCTGTGACATCGGCCAGTATCATGATACTATTAAGAAGATTGTGGAAACGGAATTGTCCAAGGTTGTTGTTGAACCTAAGACTACAAACATTATTGATCTGGTTGAGAAAAAGAAAACTGCAATCATCGGTCAGATTGAACACGAAATTGATTTGTTTTTGACGCATGATTATACCTCTGACTTTAATCCTTATGACTATTACAAGAAGCAAGATCTTGGTAGTGGTGTTGCTTGGGGCATTATCAAGTATTATACTCCTCTTGTTGAAGAACTTGAAGCTGCCCGAGATGGCACTGATGATCAATGCGTTGAAGCTTACTACAGTATTGGTAAGAAAGCATTGAAGTCATATATTGAATTCATTAACAAGATTGTTGAGGAAGCAAAACAGTTTGTCAAAGTCAACAAGGCAGAGAATAAAGCACGTGCACCTCGTAAGAAGAAGTATAAATCAGAGACTCAGCTGGTTAAGCGATTGAAGTATGCAGTCAGCAATGATGCTCTCAAGATTGCTAGCATTGATCCTACACTGATTATTGGTGCGCAGTCCCTATGGGTTTACAATGTAAAATACAAGACTCTCACCAACTACGCAGCCTCTGGTCCAGCTGGTATGAGTGTTAAGGGTAGTACATTAATAGGATTTGATACTACGACTTCTATTCGTAAAACATTACGCAAGCCTGAAGTAAGTATCAATGATGCGCTTACTTGCAGTAAGATTCAGCTGAAGAAGTTTATGGATACCATTAAGACTAAGGCAGCTGCTGCTAACGGAAGAATAAATACTGATGTGGTCCTACTGAGGGTAATCAAATGAAGAAGTTCCTATCATTATCGTTAATCGGTGCGATGATTCTATCAACTACAGCCTGTGCGCAGACTGGAGAAATGCGATATGCTCAGAGACTACCACCTCCTTGCTATACTCTTGTCAGCACGCAATATGATGCATGGGGTATTCCTCATAGGATTATGACTGAAAATTGTGATTATCATTATAATCCATATAATAATCCCGTTGTTGGTGGTGCAATTCTAGGTCTTGGTTTAGGAGCCTTGATGTTTGGTCGTAATGGTTTCAATCACCGTGAATTTCGAGGGGATCATTTCCCAGGTCGTCGTGAGTTCGGTAGAGGCGGAAGACATCGTCGGTAAAAAGGCTTGACCTTTATACCTATCCATAGTATACTGATTGTATAAATACCTTTGGAAGATCTCATCTTCCATTGACTCTTACAAAGCTTCAAGTCAATAGATGGCTAAGAAAGCGGTATTCAAGTGGATACCACAGACAGAAACAACTAATGATTTTGCATTCCTGGTAAGAGGGGGATGGACCTAGAGATCTGATTTTCGATCTTCTTAGTAGTATAATTGTCGCCTTTTGGCATTATACCTCAATCATGTACTAAGAGGCGAGATAATGAGAACAACACAAAACATATACAAATTCAACACACGATTAATACTACTTGGAATTAGCATTGGTATATTTCTGAGTTTGATAGCAGCAACTGCTGCATATCCCCACTATAAAAATAATACAATCATACAAACGAATACTAAGATCATAGAAGTTCCAGTAATTAAAAAGGTTATTATTAAAGTTCCTGTGAATCTAACTCTGAATGACAAGAAACAAATTAATTGTCTTGCGGAGAATGCCTACCACGAAGCTCGCGGTGAACCAAGACGTGGTATCATCGCAGTAAATAACGTGGTACTAAATAGAACGAAGCAAGCACGTAAGTTCGGTAAAACTGCTTGCGAAGTTATCTATAAGAAAGCTAATGACAACTGTGCGTTTTCTTGGGTGTGTGATGACGCACTAAACAATAAGAAGAATCCCGCAGTCTATCAAGCAGTGTATAAGATTTCAGAAAATGTTTATCTAGAAAATGTATCAGACGTAACAGGTGGAGCTACATACTTTCATGCCGCAACTATTACTCGCAAAGTTTGGCCACATGTCAAAAAGACTAAGCGCATTGGCAACCATGTATTCTTCAGAGAAGCATAGTATATAAAGGATCATTAGTTTGGTCCTGTGGTGTAATGGTTAGCATGCGATCCTTATAAGGTCGAAGCACTAGATTGGTGCGTGGTACAGGTTCGAATCCTGTCGGGACTACCAATAAATAACAAAGAGGTATATATGTATAAGATTTATTCAAAAGATAATTGTTCGTATTGTGATGCTGCTAAGAATCTTTTAACAAGCAAGAGTATCCCCTTTGTTGAAAGCAAGATAGGTGTTGACATCACTAAAGAAATGTTGTTAGAGATTGTTCCTGGTGCAAGAACAGTTCCTCAGATTTTTCTGTTGACTAGTGATGGTGAACAATATATTGGTGGGTTTAATGAACTGGTGAATACATTAAAGGAGAAAGATAATGTCGATGGAACTACGCACTTCCTATCTGAATAGTTTGTATAATAATATTTGCTTTGTTGATTTTACAAAGATGGATGGCACTCTGCGTGGTATGCGTTGCACACTACGTTCTGATATGCTCCCTCCTCAAACTGATCTTGAAGAACACACTCAGCGCAAGCAAACAACAGAATCTATTGCTGTTTGGGACTTAGAAGTTAAGGGCTGGCGCTCATTCCGTACTGATAGTGTGATTGATTTTAAGGTTCTTGAAGAAACTCTATGAGTCGCTTAAGAGAAATTATTGCTAAATGGATCGTCATGAATATAGCATGGCGTATTTCCCAAAAAGCAGTTTATGTTTTATGTCTTGATGTTGCAAGACTGTACTATGAATCTATTGAAGCGAAAGAGGATACTGATGAGCAACTTTGACCTGATGGAAAGAAATGAAGTAAACAAAGATTCCAAGGGTGGTACTGAACTGTTACAAGAACGTTTGTATGGTGGTGACATTCCTAGGGAATTGCTTGAGAAGGTACAGATTGTATTCTCGCGCGCACGTGATCTAGACCCCGACAAGAAGAAGATCTATTACTGCCATGATCTTCCTGAAGACCCAGAGTCCTCACGTCTAAGTGATCCTATGTATCGTAAGAAGTTTGACAAATTTGTTTTTGTATCAAACTGGCAGATGGAGAAGTATAATGAAGTTCGTGGTGTAGAATATAACAAGTCTACTATTATCAAGAACTCTATTGTTCCTATCGATACCACTAAGCGCACCAAGAGTGATAAGATCCGTTTGATCTATCATACTACACCGCATCGTGGACTACAGCTATTAGTGCCAGCCTTTATTGAATTATGCAAGAGACATGATGATATTACTCTTGATGTTTACTCATCATTTAAGATTTATGGTTGGGAACAGCGTGACGAACAGTATCAAGAACTGTTTGATATTTGCCGCAATCATCCAAATATTAAGTATCATGGTACAGTGTCTAATGATGAAATTAGAGAAGCTCTTCTCAGTGCTGACATCTTTGCTTATCCTAGCATCTGGAAAGAAACTTCTTGCTTGAGTCTTATTGAAGCAATGTCTGCTGGTCTGCTATGCATTCATCCCAATCTGGCAGCACTATCAGAAACTTCAATGGGTCTCACATGGATGTATCAGTGGAATGAAGATGCTAATGCTCACGCTGGTGGGTTTATGCAAGTGCTACATCAGGGCATTGAAGTTATGCGTAATCAGCGTGAAGCAATTGAGGCAGACCTAAAGCTACAGAAGATTCAAGTTGATCGTGTTCATGGCTGGAATAATAAAGCAAATGAGTGGAAGGCACTTTTAGAATCCATAACAAAATGAGAGAGGATCAGCAAGTGCAGAAAAAAGATAACGAAGAAACCTCCAAGATCATTGTATTTCCTAAAATCAATAAGAGGGTTTTAGACAGTATCGGCACAATAGAACAATTAGAAGAAAAGGTCATAGCAAACAAAATCAAATTTGTCGATAAGACATCGTTGGAGTTAGTTGAGGACTTGTTCTTTAAGTTATCTATGATGGGGTTTGCCTTAGATGACGACAAATATGAGAGAGATAATGCTCTTGTCTCTGAAGCTGTGAAGTCTGTTATGCTTAAGTCTATGGGAATACACCATGATTTACAGATTGCAGCAGAAGAGCTTATCGATATTGAGGAAGACGAGATTGAAGAAGATGATTAAATACTTGACTTATTTGCCTAATAGGGTATAATGTATGTTGGAAACATTTAGGATTATTTAAAGTGATTTCC